GCAATAGCTTGAACATAGCGTTCTTGGTACATTTGGTACATACCATCGTCTGTACCACTCTTCATGTATGTACCAGCTTCAGCCAAAGTACCATAAAGAAGAACTGAATCAAAATTGTCCCCTAGCCATGTTGTCAAGGCGGTAGTTATTGACTCTGGGTAGTAGTAATAATGCAATTCAGCGTAGTAATTGGCGCTAGGGGTAGGCCCAACAATAAACGTCAATTCGTTCACATCACCAGAATTTGGGCCAAAAATAGCGTAATGTTTTGGTTCTGCCGCATAAGCCGACAAAGGATAAGCCTCACGAATGAAGTTAACATCCTTATTAAGTAAGTACAAATAGTCACCCTGGAACACAATTGTTCCAGACACTGCGCCGCTATTGGCTACAGTTAAAGTGATGGTTGTACCGCTTATACTACGAACAATACAATTTGTACCTATGCCTGTACCTGTCACTTGCTGGCCTGCCACAATACCTGTATTACTTGCAACAGTTATGGTGTAAGCCCCAGACGATCCAGTAGCAGTTGTACTGTTGTAAGGGAAAACAGCCAAACTGTAAGTAGACAAAAAATCATTTGGACAAGCAAGGTACTTATTGCCCATCGACAGCACACCCGTTACATTCTTACGCAGGTTAGCGATCTGCACCGTGTTGTACACACGTTGCTCCGCCTGCTTGATCATCGTATTGATGGTCGTTGTATCGAATGTATTCTGCGTGTAATCCTGTACCGCAGTTACGAGTTGTGCATACGTGATTGCCATGTTTTACGCCATTGGGCCTCTTGACATCAAACCTTTAGTCGCTGCGCCTGTACCACGCATTTTGATCCCAGATGTTTTTGGTTCTGGGTAATCATTGCTGTGTGAATTGGCAACAGACACGTTAGCGTCTTTCAAGTATTGCTTGTTGCTTGGGCCAGTGGTCTCACTAATGCCTACTCTTTGACCCTTCATATTATGAGGAGGAGCGTAAACAGCAGCAGCGCCAACTTCTTTACCGCCCATTTTTTGACTCATTTTAGCCATTATCGACCCCTTCCAGTATTTTTTTGGTTGGCAACACGAGCCATATTGCGACCCATTGTCATCATTGCTTTACTGGTAACGCCTCCAGCAGCCAGCTTTAAACTAGTGCCTTTGCCACCTTTGTGCTCTTGCATGTCATGCTGTTTAAAGGCTTTTTTAATCATTGCCTTGTCTTGCTTAACATCCATTTTCATATCTTCTTTGCTATCACTTTTAGCCATGATTAACTCCCTGTAATTGTTACCGTACCAACACTTGTTGTTCCCACCAAGTAATTTGGTGTTAACGCTGCATCAAAACCACTCGAACCGCCAACTGGCCTCCAGCCCCATTGTATATCCCTTGATCCTCCTGTGGGATATCCATTGTCTGTATTGGTTGTCTGTAATCCATTCAAACCAGCCGCCACATACGTTGTATCAGGCCTAGGTTGCCGAACCGCTTGAGGATCTTGAATTGGGTACATACCCAATTGCAACTGGGGTTGATCTGGATCCCAACACGCTTCACAAACTTTGAGTTGATACAGCTTGGTTTTGATGACCTCAAACTTTAACTTTTTTAACTTGAATTGTTGTCCACACCGATCACACTCGGCAATCGAATGTTTACCTGATGAAAACGGACTACCCATTAAGGCGTACCCCCACCGATAAAGTCTTGTCGGGGAACCAATCTCAATGCAGCTTTTTCATGATCTTCACCTGCTGACAAGTTATATTGCTCGTCATACACTTGTTTCAACATGTCCAGTCTGCCCTGTAGTTCAGGTACTTTCATGGCAATGTAGTACGCCAATCCTGCCGTTACAGCGGGCAGGAAACGGAAATTCATGTCTGCGGTCTCTATACCAGCGCCAGCATCTTGTATGCGCCTTAAACGCCAGTATGCGAACGTATAAGTGGTCGAGCCATCTGGCGTGGGCCATACAGTAAAACAAGGCAACTGAGGCACAAATACGGAGGTTCCGTTAATGTGGGTAGCGGCGGTCGTATTGTTCTGTCCTCTAAATACCCCACCTAGGGTATTCCCTGATAAATATGTGTAGTAAATATCTTCGCTGTCCAGCCTAATAAACCCAGAAGAAGCCAAGCCTACAACGGAATTCAAAGTAATTGAAGTATCTGTAGTGGTTAGTGCGCCTGAAGTAATCAACGCTGTTGGATTGGTTTGCCCAGAAAGACGCTGAATCCACACTTGGATTGGTCTAGCTTGCGTTAATTTGTTTGGTATGGTTGCGTATGTAGATACGCTGATACGAGTAATGGTTAAGTCAGCTTGATTGGAAGTGCTATTGGCTTCAGTACGAATTACATGTTCCAATAAATCAATCGTATCCGTTGGCAAAGCATAGGTGTTTAATCCTTGGGTCAAGGTTATTACGCCTTGATCAATTGTCCACATGTTCAGCCCGCGATTGGCCCATTCAATCGTCATCAAATTCATTGACCTGCGTGCGGTGCGTAAATCGTAGCCAGAACGCATTTCACGACCAGCCCTCTCCCATGCTTCTTCCGCAATCTCGGTGAAGTCTAGGTTAAATAAGGCTGATCCTGTAGTGGTCATTCTGACGCTCTCATGTTGTCGATTAAGTTCGGATACGGCCTTCCTGCTCTTTTAGCGGCGGCTTTAGCGGCAGCTTTTTTCTCAGGACTCAACTTCTTGTGCTTTTTAGCTGGATTGGGCTTATCCCAAACCTCTCCACCCTTGGCATATTGGGTAAAGTCCGTGTCATCACGACGAGCTTTCTTTACCGCTTTGGGCATTTTGGAGGGATTGATGTCCCCCATACCGCGTGAGGCCATCATGATTTAACAGGCTTTGCCTTTAGCCATGCCACCCTTTTTCATGCCCAAAGGAGTGCTACCAGACATCTTAACCATTGTGCCTTTAGTCTTGCCTTTAGAAGCAACGCCATCTTTGCTGGGAGCTGCTGTTCTAACTGAACCCATTTTTGCGGAAGTAATTCCACCATTTGACATTTTTTTCATACCTGACTCCTTGAATTTTTTGCCTTTATCGGCAGTTGCAAAATCTTTTCCCACAGATTGTGGGACACCTACCTTCTTTGCAAATGCGGGATTATTCGCAATTGCTTCCATAAAATTATGTTGTTTTTTGCTAGTGCTTGGCATTACTTGGCCTTTCCGCCCATGCACATAACCATTGTTCCACGAGTTTTACCCCGTTGAGCTATGCCATCTGCACGTTTAGATGCAGATGATTTTATTGATCCGCCCCGTTTTTTACCTTCAACTTCTTTATTTTCAACTTCGTCTTTAGGCGGAGATTTAATCGTTGGTTTGTGAACAAAAAACTCTTGCCCAGCGGCATTACGCCAATTGCCATTTGGCATCAATGTCATTCCAGAAGCATCTGTTTGTCCTACGGGATAATTAGAAGGCAATGGCTTGCTGGGCAAATTCATACCTTTTGTCACCCGCTCCATGTCTTCATCATATGTAGATTTTTTAGGAGGAGCTAACAAATTAAGAAAATCATCAGCCGATGCTGCGGTGATTCTTCCAGAACTGTCTTTTTTTAAAGTTCCCATTGTGTACTCCTAGCATTTCCAAGCCCGTAGGCTTTTGTTAATACGACTATTTGGGTCTTTGGCTGTTTTCTCGGAAGTCAACTTGGCTTTCATTCCTGACATTCTTGCGCAAAAGGATTTCTTCCTTGAGCCGCCCTCGGGTTGGGGAGGCTTTAAATTCATCCCCTCCTTCTTTGCGGATGCCCGACCTTTGGCGTTTAGACCACCGTTCTCGTTCTTCCCTTCTTTGCGTTGCCATGCAGGGGTCTTAGCCATAGAACACCGTGATTCCTGTGATGGAACCCACGCTAAGAGTTAAATAAAGGTTTGTTTGAAACAACATACCCTCGCCAGGAAGAAGTAAATAAAACGGTACAGGGTTTGATTGAGAAGCAATATCAAACTGAGCCAAGATAGGCCCGCTTGCCCCGCCATCCCTAAATTCAAACGTAGCCGCAGTGCTGGCAACTGGCGTAATAGAAAACCCTTTTAATCGGGCTCTATTTCCTACCAATGTACCAGCAACGCTCAGATGAGCGCTTTTTACGTCATATTGCATCGTCATGTGATGCTCCTAATTAGTTCTGTGTAGTAGAAGGCTGCATTGCGCCGTTTGAATTACGAACAGCATAAGCAATAACTACAGTCACAGCACCTGTGGTCAGAGAAGTACCTGTACCTGTCCATGTAACCAAAGCATCGGTTGATCCTACGTTTACCCAAGTAGGGGTAAAAGAAGTCGATGGCGTAACGGTTACCAAAGCAGCGTTGGTAATCGTACTCGCAGTGTTTACGTCAGTACCAGCAATTGTTAATTTCAATGTTGCCGCAGAGCTAAATGCTGCTGAAGTAACAAATTGAACAGCGGTAATGATAGCGCCAGCAGGAATAGCATTGAAGCTTCCGCTGCCGTTTAAAGCTGTGTAGTCAAGGTTGTATGTCTGAGTGACAATAGTACAACCAGTATTTTGAACCGTACCAGCAGTTGTGCCAGTTGTGTTTTTAACAGTGCCCAATAACCAAGGGCCTAGGTGTGTTGCGAATCCCATGAGGATGCTCCTTACATACAAGTTAAGTGTATCAATTGGTATGTCATCAGCCGGGGCTGCTTGATACACCGGAAGGCCCGGAATAGTTCTAATATACACGATTCTACATTTGCGTCAAGTATTTATTGGACTTTTTTAAGTTCTCTTCTTGGGTAATCACCCGAAGATTCCAAGGCACATGCAGGCCACAAACAGCTTCTCCTCGAAGAGGCACAATATGGTCAATGACATACTGTTCGCCTGTGGTTTTACTCATGGTAATGGCTATTTGATAAAGTTGGCGTATTTCCGATTTTTGCTTACGTGTCAGCCACGGGGGTGTGGCTTCTCGGTGCTTACGCCGACGAGCTTTTGTATCTGCACGTACTTGGGTTTTGTTATTCGATTTCCATGTATTTCGGTACTCGCGTAGTACGTGAGCGGGGCGGGTAGCCGCATTATTTATTACGGTCTCGCGGTTGTTAACATACCATTCATTCTTGCGGTCTTTGACATCTTCTCTATGGTTGTACTGTTTAAAGTATTCTGCACGAGATTCATTACTTTTAGTCCACTCTACCTTTAGGCATTCAATACAAGAGCCTTTTGTTTTGCGTAAAGCAACATGCCCATGTTTGCACGGTTGTCCAGTGAAATAGTACTTACTGCCAGTTTTCTTTGCTTCTTCTCTTGTGCTTGGGTAATCCATTTAATGCTCCTGTGACTTAGTTACAGGTAATATACTGGATTTATATTGTGATGTCAAACAAAATAAAAAAGGCCCCGAAGGGCCTCTTTCTTAGTACTTTAGGTACTAATATCAGGACGAACCGGAGCTTCCCCAGATTCCCAATGGGTCTGACCAACCAAAGGAATAACGCTCTCTAGACTTATAGCGAACGTTTCCAGTGTCAAAATCACCATCCATTGATTGGCTCAAAGGTGAACGGATGAAATGCTTCATGCCGTTAGGTACATCAGTAGTCAAATACCAACCGTTTGTGTCGGTCAAGAAGTGATTAACTGTGTAGCCTTCAGGAATTGCGCCCATTTG